AATGATAAGTTCAAAAATGGTCATGGCCTTACGGACTACGGCATTATCTATTTCAAGGTTCCAATCCCCATTGATAGCCTTGTATAGCTTCATCCCTTCCCCCATCAGTCCGGGGATGAATCTTTCTGAACCGATATATTCCTTGACTATAGTTTGAAACAAGGTTGCGACATGCTCAACATTCAGATCGTATGTTTTTGCAATCGCCTGAACGAGTAAATTTAAAGTATGCGTGTCGCCTTTAGCCCAAATATCCGCGCCTGTTGAAATATTCCCTTCCGAATGGAGTGTGCCAACATTAGCCGAACCGGTTACTTCCAATGTAGCGGCTTTAACTTTCATCCGGGCAACTAAAGATTGTAATTCCGCGTCGCCACTTTCGTTGATAAATGTAAGCCCATCACCAACAAACAGCCCTTTCAGGAAAGTGATAGGCTCTCTAGCTATATCCGCTTTTACCTTGCTTAAATAAAGATCATCTATCTTCCTCAAAGCCTCTTTAATCGCTGCATCTATCTCCTTCAAAATGCGGAGCGAAGAAAGCGTATTATCATCGGTTAACTCTGTGGCGGTATCCGATGAAGCAATGATACGCGAACGAATCTCTAACAGCGTTCGGAGCGATGACAGTACGTTGCTATCGGTAAATGACTTTGTGTCGGTAGCCTTTACAATGTCAACCGAAGCACCTCCACCGCCTCCGCCGTTAACAGTAATGCCGCCAGCCGTCCGGGTGATAACAGCCCCAGCCGGATAGTTCTTTGACCGGGGTTTCGCAGGAATGGATGTAGTTTTAATCTTTACGTCTTTCATGTCTCTATCATAATACACCGGAACTGCTCCATCTTATAATCGATACTTCCTCCGGCATTAATGAATATCTTATTAACCAGAGATTTGTCCGACAGTCTGGAAATAGGAGTTAAACCAATCGTTTCTTGTATTTCTTGTGTTAGCTTGATACGAGTAGTGCTATATCGATTGATTATACGCTGGATTAAATGCTCCTCCGGACGAATAGCCCTGTCAACCAGTACCGAATACAAATTATCACGAAGATAGTCCTCTCCTATCATCACTTTCGAATAGCATGCCCCATCATTGTTGTAACTGGATATTTTAAACTCGATTTCGTCTAATTCGTTAATGTAGTCTTCGTTAACGACATTTTCATAATAACGGTCTGTATTGTCGGTAGTCTTTTCGGCCTCGGTGCTCTTTCCATATTTAAAGGAAAAGTCTTTTAACAAGAATCCATTTATAAAAATAGCATTATGTATTTTAGATGCGTAAAGAGTAAATTCAAGCTCGCCATATAATAGGGTATCAATAGGGATTATTACGCCTGAAACACCTTTATATGGCATATATATTGTTTTTTGGTTCTCAATGGATACATAATCTAATCGGGCTTTGTTATTCTCTTCGGAGGCGGGAAGTCTAAAAAAATAATTGGGATTTGCAGACCATGCGAATGGGGCCAATCCGTTAGTACTGCCATAATATTTATTACCGATCCGTAATTGGCAAGCAGCCAACGGCATGTACGTGCCCCGGCTATTGTCCCAAGGAATCAAATCCATATCCGCTATCGTCTTATAGCTTCCAGATACAGCAAAGGCCCCTGATTCGTACACTGAGGACGCACCTTTAAAATCCATTATCTTTGTTAAGAGTTCCAGCCCGCCTATCATTGATAAGTCACCGACAGCACCCAAACACCTGGCTTGTATAACATTTGTAAACGAATAGTCTGAAATATCCGGCTTACCGTCCACTATTTTATAATTGCAGTACCTTTCCTGTATTCCTCCTATAAGTTTATGCGCATCATAAGCACGTAACTCTAAATCGTCATTGGTGATAACCGTATCGCCATCATACAGATACATGTTCCAGTTTTTCGGATAAAGAAACTGACGGTAACATTTTCTATCTTTATTCGTATTTAAACGTGACGAAAGAACTTTTGCATCTTCGTAACTCTCTTCCGGAAGTAAATTCCCAACCGGATAGTTACTGTCTTTTACTGTTACTTTATTATAACCGCCCAAAATATCGAGCGTATGATTATCGCCGCTAAAGCCAACTTTTTGGACGTTGATAGTAAATCCTCTCACGGTTGCATATGCGGAAAAGTCCAACGCATACTTATAGTAATCGCCTGCATGATCCACATCTACGAAGTAAAGATCACCCCTCCAATCCACACAAGTCCAATTGAGGAATTTGCATATCTCTTCAAGCACCTCTTTTAGTTTCATTGGCTTGTCATCTTCATCAAAGAAATTCTGTTCACTTATCATCATGTCCTTCAGAACATTTGTCCAAGCCGTATAATTCGATTTATCCTTTGCGTAAACATGTGGAATATATACGTTTGAATAACAGCCTCGAGATTCAGAGACACAACGGGTTAATAATTCCCATAAAGTTACAAACCCTCTTTCTGTCCCGTTTTTGGGTTTATAATCGATATACTCCAAAGCGGACATGGCGCTGACGCATTCAAGTTCCAATTCGAATATAGTACTGCTATAATCTTGTGTGTACAACTCCGGCTTGATAAAGCCACACCACGTTACCACGCCATCACGCTTAAATGTTACACGGTATTGCTGATAAGCTGTGGAAAACAAACTTTGCAAATAATCCGAACCTACTATCCGGATATTGGCCGTACTGAACCTGGACGGGACGTATAAGAAATCATCATCATCGATATCTACAGTAAATGGATTTCCAGCCCCCACTAATTCAGTAGGAGCCCCCACATACCCTTCTTTCTCTATTTCTATAATGCAAGATTTATTCCGGAGACTTGCAAAAGGAATCGTATAAATCAATCCGTAGCTCATAATGGTTTCTTTCCTTGTTTTTTTAATGTGTTATTTATGGAGAGCAGAATATCCGGTCCGAGCACCTTGGCTTTCCCAAATTCTATTTGGACCCTATTTGAACTCCCCAAATTACCAGAGTTGATAGCATCAAACAAATTAGATTGCTGGGTCATATTCAAAATCATTTCCCCTTTATTCAGACGCGCCAATCCTTTATCTCCAAAAGATGTGCCCCCTAAATAGATCCCCCCTGAATTAAATCCGGGAGCGCTAATTCTCGCTGCTTCTATCATAGCCATCATTGTCGCTATTTGTCCCGCCGCCAGAGCCGCCCCGACAAAAGGTATTCCCGCATAAGCCGCTGTACTCTTCGATGCCATTTCTGTAACAGCCGCCGCACTTTTCTTCTGACTATTTTCTAATTCCATTTTTGTCGCTACCTCATCTGCGGCTATTTTAACAACTGTTCCTGCAACCGTTCCTGCTGTACTTTTCTCAAGTCCTTGCTGTGCCTCCTTGGCGCCAGCCAACTTTTTAGCCAAAACTGATATATTCTCAATAGTACGAACTATAGACGTAAAAGAATCAATCGTATTTATCATTGCATTCCAAATGGCCATGATTTTCTCCCATCCCGTTGCATCTACATCATTCATCACATCACGAAGGCTCGTAAAGGCCGATACGACACGATCGGAGCTTGTAGCGATATCCTTGATCCCTGAGTAAAGCGATTCATCCAGCTCCTTAGTGAATTTTTTCACGTCTTCTTTTACTTTAGCTAATTTCAAAGCCTCCTCCAAAGTAGGGACATTGGCTATCGCATTTGACAGTTCATCCGAAAGTTCCTTACCTACTTTCTTTGCCTGTTCCTGTAATTCTTTTGCGTATTCCTTTGCTTTATCAAGATTCTCAGAGGCAACATCCACTTTTGATTTTTTATAATCAAAAGTGGTATCGCGTGATTTCATCTTCACGGATGGGATATGTGATATCGCCTGATCCAGCATGTCCTTGATAAAAGCATCAGCCCTCTCACCGATTCCTTTAATGCTTGCGGCAGACTTAGCGGCCTCAACCGATAGCCCCGCAAGATTTTCATTGAAAGCCTTTTGAGAGATAAGTCCTTTTGAAAGCAAGGTTTTATTTTCTTTAACCTTATCATTGTACTCCTTCTGCACCTTCTCCATCTCTGCGGCCGCCTCATCATATAAAGGATGATCAATAACATCCTGAAGCATTTTGAGATATTTGCTATTAAGTATCTCTTTGTCACCTGACGCTTTGGCCTCTATCAACATCTTCCTCCTGAGTTCATCGACAGCTTTATAATATTCCGACTCCGACATCTTCTCGACTTCCCGGCGGGCATCCAATTCCCTTAAGGATTTAGCGTATTTCTCTTCGGCCTTTTGAAGTTCCGTCTTTTTAGAATCAGGTTCAGGAGGTGTAGAATCAGCTGTAGCCACAGAATTAGCAATCTCCTTGCCTAATCGACCTTTAGCGTCTTTTAGTATCTTGGCGTGTTCGATAAATGCATTCAAGTCATCTTTAAGCCCGTTTTCCCAGCCTAAAGCATCTTGGGTATGCACACCGTATTTCTTTTTAAATCTTTCCTCTTTTACTAAATCCCCGCGAGCCATCGCCCAGTCCGGAGCCATACTTCGTATCGTTTTGCCATTATATGATTTACCACCAATCTTTCCTAATTCATTTTCGCTATCAGCCACCTCTTTAGCAGCCAGTTCGGCTCTTGCTGCACTTTCTAATAATGATATACGCTTTTCAATAACTTTGTTAACATCTTGATTAACACTCAATTCAGTCCCTAAAATCCCATTTATCTGGGCTAAAATTCTTTTCTTATCTGATAATGTGACATTGGTCTTATTGTATTCCTCTTGCAGAGCGCGAATCTTGATTACTTCAGGAGTTTTTGAGGGAACATCATTCATTCGTTTCTGATATTCATCGAATAACCCTTTTATACGCTTTGACTCCCGATAGGCATTATACAATTTAGCGACTACAGCCCCAATGACCGTCAATATAGCCGTAGGAGCCATGGATATCAGGGTTGCCCTAATCGACATGGCGGCCTTAGAGAACGCCATTTTAATGGAGGCAGAAGTTCTCTGTGCTTTCCACGCTATTTCATTGAATTTTTGGCCGGCATCTTTAGCCGCCCGGCGTGCAGCGGATTTAGCAGCCAACTCAGCCCGGGATATCGACAGAAGTATTTTATTCACCAACCGGCTTGTTACCATAACCATGATGGCGGCAACCGTATAGGTAATTACCGATCTTATATTGTCAGCCGCCACCTTTACCGCGTTCGTTAGCCAATCGATCAAGGCTTTATATTTGCTCTGTACTTCCGTTCCATTCACGAATTCAGTGAATGCATTCTTAAGCCGGTTCACGGAAGTTTCCAAATTATCCGTATCTACGTTGGGAATCATCTTGTCAAGAGCCTCAGCAAACTTAGGAAGAACATCTTTACTCATTAATTTGCCCTGCTTTAACAACTTGTCAAGCCCCCCTACCGATACCCCTGCGGCTTTTGCCATAGCTTGCAGAGCGATAGGTAGGCGCTCTCCCATTTGTAAACGAAGCTCCTCTGAACTAACCTTTCCCTTGGACATCATTTGAGATAATGCCAGAAAGACGCCGTTGCTATCTTCCGCACTCATCCCAAATGCGGTTACTGCACGGGACACAGACTCAAATATTTTCCGCTGATCCATCATAGACATGCCCGATATGGAAGCGGCAGCCGTAAACTTAGCGTAATTCCCGGTCAACGCGTTGATCTCAATACCATATTTCTTCGCCATGTCCAGCAAAAAACGCTGGTTATCGGCGAACTGGGCCATGCTACCGGATACATTCTTCAAAGCAGTGGTAACCCGGCTGGTTTCCCTGGCAACATCGATCAGACGGGATACAAAGTTGCTCAACCCCAATCCACCGGCACCCAGTGCCGCCGCAAAAGTTAAGACCTGCATCTGCATCACTCTTAGACCGTTTTTAACGGAATTCGTACCTCTCTTGAAGTTTTCAGTCAGGAGGTTTATCGCAATCGAAAATGATAATCTACCTGCCATACTATTTATTTATTAGTTTCTTACCCTCTTTCATAAACTGTTCGAAGCGGTCTATATCTTCATTTATTGCTCTTTCCGCTTCCCTGGCCACCTCTACTTCCTCCCATGGGAATGTTATCAGGTCCATAGCCCCGTTTTTCATCTTCTTGGAATCAATATGCGGCAACATGGTAAAGAATGTCCATAACCGGCTGGCTTCCATCTCTTCTTTACGTTTACGTTCATAGGCTTCAATATACATGGGTAAATCACACAACTCCATTTCCTCCAATGCATATGTAGCATCCAGACCGGACATGATAAGCGTTGACACGATATTGCCTATCATCCCCGGAGTGGTATCGGAATTGATCTTATCTGTACCAGCTCGTTTATTTTGAAACTGGGCCAATACAGACATCCTATTTTCCAAAGACAATACCATCTCACGAACCAATTTCCGGTTGGATAGTGTCTTTTTAAAAACATCAAACGTATATACTTCTCCTTTAGCAACTATTGTGGAGGTATATAACAATGCGTTTACATCCTCTTTATCTGAATAGTCCATTAAAGAAAATGATTTACCCCTGAGTTGTTCCCAGCGGATAACAGCCTTTATTGTCAATCTTGCTTCCATCCAATTTATTAATTAAAAAGGCGGCCATCTACGGACCGCCTTCGATATTCATCATTATTGTATTTCTTATCCTCCCACCCCGACAGGCTCAACCGGGGCAAGGGCGCCAATTCCCTTAAAAGAAGCACTGCATGAAACAATCTGTCCATTATCTGATTTAATGGATAAGGACGTGATAATTACTTTACCCGTATAGTTCTTTTGCTTTGTATCCTTAGTGAAAGTTCCACCGAAATTATCCTTATCGGCAGACGCAGAGCTCCCCAAGAAAAAGTCAAGTACCTCACCTGCTATCTGCTTACTCAAAAGAGTGTCAAAGCTCATTGCACCTTCTTTTCGGGTTAACAATGATTCACTTGACAGGGTAAAGCTCTTTTTCCCAGGAAGCGAACCGGCCCAGTCCCCCATCATTTTATTAGAAATATCAATCTCTTCTGTTGAAACATCCAACCCGCAGCTGGAAGCAAAAGCAATAGGTTCATCACCGATGAAAAGCATAAGCTCCCCCCGATAAATGTCTTTGCTGGAATCTAATTTTGTTGCCATTGTTTTTAAAATTTTAGTTTTACGTTTCATATTAATCAATTGAAAACTGCAAGACTTGGAAATATTTTCCGGATTCATAATCCTCTGTAGAATCTTCCATCCTGATTTTCATTACCGGATCTACAAAATCCCCCTCCAAAGCATCATAGATAAGACTTGCCAATTCCTGGGAGCGGGTGTAATTATCACTCACGGCAGTTACGAATATGGTCGGAACCTGACGGGCAACTCCCATCTTGGTGTACTCCTGCTTGAATCCATCCCGTTGATATATAATAAAATCCCCCTCGGTTCCATTCGGGGCAACCAACGGAAATATTTTATCACCTACCATTGTCTTGATACCCAAAGAATCCTGCAAGATAGCCCGTACCTCTGTTGTTATTTTAAACTTGTTCATTATCCCCTGTCGTTAATACGTTGCACGGCTCTTTCAATCCCCGCATATAGAGCATCCATCGCCTTCTTTTCCTCAGAAACTTTCGCGTCTTCCCAGAATCGGTTGGCGGGCATAAGTCCGCGAGACACCCCCGCCCTTACACTTTTCTTTCCGGTAGTAGTTCTCGCCTTGGTTCCGGCATCAACCAAATGGGAGTGATTCCCTCCCGGACGATCAAAACCGGCCAAAGCCCCTAATTTGTTCCGTTTAACCCTGGTGGTAAAAGAGTTCATCAAATGCCCGGTCTGCTTCCCATGATGCAATAGACGCGAACGTAGATTGCTACGCCCTCTCACACGAAAAACATTCACAGCGGCCCGAAGCCCACTTTTTATGGCCTTATCTTTCTCAAAGGTCTCTAACCGGTCTACCAGATAAATTATGTTTTCCCTGTCTATAGTCCTTATTTGTATCATGTATTCAGTTTTTCAAGTGTGATTACAAGCGTGTTATCTCTTTGTGGATCAATCATCTTTATCGCATATTCCACTCCCCGATAGACAACCCTCTGGTTTTCTTTAATCGCCGGATAATTCCGAACCTGAAATACTATAATACTACCGATAAATTGCTCCATGGCATTCACTCCGCTCTTGTCTGCAACAGCAGACATCTTCCGGCGCGAAGCCTTGCAAGTCAACACCGTTTCATATCTATTGGATACAAAACCGTTCAGGTCCTGGCTTTTCACCTCTTCCCTGAATTCCAGAATCTCACGTAACAGTCCCGCTTTCATTTGGAGTAATCAATGTATGGTTGTAATAAATAGTCCAGCAAACCGACTTTGTCCCGCGCCCGTTCCGCGACAAAGTTGACTTCCCGATCCCGAAACAAACCTCCGGCAACAAGGAGGATAGCTGAGAGAATAGGGTCGGGCAACTTCCCTTCACTATCCTCCAGCGTATCTAGCTCCCGACGTATGTGATTAGCTACAGCCCCCTCAGCGGCGGCAACATATACGCCAATGATACTATCATCATCGGTGTATTCTGCCTCGATGTAAAGGTGCTTCTTCGCCAAATCTAACGATACGTACTTCATGGCTTACTTCATTGAGGCAATGGAGAATGACTCAGGGCGGATCATGCCCATATTCCAATAAGAATTAATCACCAAGCGTACAACTCCCTCCAACATGCGGGAATACGGATCCACTTTGATTTCCAACGCTCCCCACTGACCTATAAAGTAGTCGTTCCAGTTACCAAAAACAATGCCGAATTCATCTTTAGCGGTCTGCAAGCCTTTAGGCAGGTTATTGGTGCGAAGCGCTTTATATCCGTTAAGAGTACCTTCACCCTTATCGCCAAAAATGAAGCCTCCGGCACCGGAAGCATCTTTCACTTTAGTTTTGGCCTTACCTACCAAAGACGGGTGCATAATGTAAGCCAAATTACCAAAGAGTGCATTGTTGATATCCGCATTGGTTTCCAACTCCACAATTTTAGCCCAATCCATGACACCGTTAATGGCCGGCACTGTCTGAAACAGCCCGTCGGGCGTATTATCATTGTGAGCGTGCGTACCAAATGCGGTTTGCTCAACCTTCTGCGCAATAGCAGCAGCCAACGTTTGTCGAATAATTGCCTCAACCGAAGCATTTTCCTGGACAAGCAACTGCTCGGAGATATCAACATAAGCCGTCAGTCTCTTAGGTTTATAGGCGTCACCTTTGCTAAATTGCCCGGCACCGTCTTTGGCTTTAGCGTTTTCACCCTCCCAGAAAACATTGGAACCGCTATACTTCGGCCAATAAATATCCCCCTGTAAACCGGTCATAAATCTGGCTCCCGCCTGAGCCAAGACCAAAGAGGATTGAAGCGGCAGTAACAATTCCTGCTGCTCCTGATCAATGACTACTCCCGTAGCCGATTCGGTTGCCGCCGTAAACATTGCCCGCTTCTCCAAGCTCATCGGGATTACCAATGAATTTTGAGATGACCTCGTTACCCCTGCGCTATTATGCAGGCGCGTTGCCGCCTCAATAACGGAAGCATCCGCATCATGCTGTCCCTGTCCGGAAATATAGTTGGCCAATGAACGACGGAGAGAAAAGCGTTCCTGACCGGGTTCTACATGGGGAGTCCCTTTACCTCTGTTCTCGGCCTCCTTGGTTGCAATCTCCATATTAATGTCAGTCATCCGGCACTGGATCTCTCCAAGTTCCGTATTTTCGCCCTCGTTTAACATGCGTTTTTCGGCTCTCGCACCATCAGTTATCGCTTTAGCACGGATAGAAAGCTGGGTTCTTTCGTCTTTTAAATCTGTAATTGATTTTTCTCTTGGCATAATCGTTAAATTAATTATTAAATAATTTTTCTATATTCTCGTAATATTCATCCAACTCTCCGGATTTTCTCTGTTCTTCCTGTTTACGAAAATCTTCTTCGGCCTGCTCCTTGCCTCTCATATAAACCGATGTTTTGCTATATGCGGCATTATATACAGGCGCGACATCATATAAATGATCTATTTTCAATATTGTCCGCTTCCATGTTCCATCACTTTTCTTTTCCCAAGTCTCTTCCTCTACATCAAAGCAAAAAGAACTCTCGGCGATCTCGCCTCTCCGGATATTTTCCATCAGCTCATCTCCGAGCCCAGTCTTTGGAGCCTCAAAACGGTATCTCAATCCCTTGCTATCAATAGATAATGTCAACGAGCCAGTCCCCCGATTGCATCGGGCAAGAATCCCCCGACTTTGGTCATGGTTTAGCAACGCAAATACATCACTTTTCTCAATAACACCATCCAGAGCTCCATGCTCAATCACCTCTTCAAAACTTAAACCGTCCGAAGACACGCCAAAAAGCAAAGCATACCCTTCAACGGTGCGCTTTTCTTCGTCTGACACCACTTGATAGGCAGTATTTCTTATTTCTCTCTTTTCATCCATAATCAATCCTTTTCTTCATTAACCACAGAACTGTCGGACAACTTGGAATTTTTATCTATGACAGGGTCGGCTACCGCACGATCTAATGTTTGTGTATTGACTTGCACAAAGGCTTTATCTCCATTTTCTAATCGGGGCAAATTATTCTCCCGGCGAATTTCATTGGGTGTCATCCCTGCAACATAAAACATATCCTTTGCATATGCGGCCTGCGCCTTTTTGTCTGTACGCAAAATTGCCGATGTATCAAATTCAGCCAATATCCGGCCACGTTCGGATTTAAGAAAAACTTTCCGATTGATCTCCTGCTCAATCTTGGTAATGACAGCCAGCACCGTATCCGTCAGGTATTGAAGCTGCGTAGCCTCAACAGTGGAGTAGCTCGATTTAGACAGGTCAAAAGCCTTAACAGGAGAGACGGAGAAAAAACGGCATAAATCCACCACATTAAACTCCCTGGACTCCAATAGTTGCGAATCCTTGGGACTGATAGTGATCGGCTGGTACTTCATATTCCCTTCAAGCACAGCAATGCCATTGGGTTTCCCCCCTACAGAAGAAGTACGATTTTCCCAAGTTTCATAGATCTGGTCTTTTTGTTTTTTATCCAAGCGGCCCTCAAATGCCAAGATACCCGCCACGTTACCGCCACCCTTAAAGAATCCTGCGGCATGCGCCTCACTGTCAGAGGCGATACCCAGCGTTTGCCGGGCATGGGTCAGCGTAGACACCCCAATGATTCCGTCATAAGAAAAGTTCAATACATGAATCATATCCTTAGGCTGTACCAGATCCTTAAACCCTGTAATCCTGTAACGTTTTCTACGAATGCCTTTCGCATCTACTATCCATTCTATACCTACTTGGGAAGAAGGAACATAGATTAGTTGTAAATCCGTCCCATCCCTTTCGATATAGGCATAACCGTTACCTGTTAAAAGGACTGAGGCCATCAATGTTTTAAAGAAGACGTACCTGGTCATGTCTTCATTAGGCTCTGTATTCAGAACATGGTAAGCCGGATGCCATTTACACTCCTTCTTAAAACCTTCTTCATCCAATTGATAGGTTTTTAATGGCAAGACAGCCACACTGTCAGAAATCAAGTCCACACACCGATAAACAGTAGAAAGCAACATTGGCTTATCACGGCTCAACAACAGCGATCTTCCACCGGAACTCCAAGCAGCTATATTAGATACCTCCTGTTTGGACGCTTTTCTAATCTCAATATTTAGAATTGGTATTTTCATTGTTTTCCTTTTACCATCTAACCAGAAAATTGTCCGACAGTTAATAGAATTCCCCGTACCGCGGAGACATCAGATAAATGCCAAGGGCTTCCAGCTTGGCTATTACTCCGTCTATTTTCTTCTCTTCAAACTGCTTCGACGGTTTGGTATTTCCATTCCGATCCCGTGCCATAATCACATTGCGGAAACAATGCCGGTTAATGACATTGTTGTCAATCACTGCCCGTCCGGATAATAGCAAGCGCTCCATTTCCTTTGTGGGACGGTTAAAGTTTCCCAATGCTTGGGAAAACTCCTCCATCGGCAACCCCTGATCTGTGGCGTTGATAACAAACTGTGTTGCGTTCCATGCATCATAAGCCACTTTTTGAATGAAAACAATCTCCCGGATACGCATCAGGTCATTGAGTATATAATCATAGTCCGTTACATTGCCCGGCGTAATGGTAATCAATCCCTGCCTACGCCAATCGCCATACAAATCCTTAAATCGTTTTTCTTGTAGCGCCGCCTCTGGAAGATAATACAGGGTTTTAAAGTAATATTTGTCCTGAGTCGGAAACATAAAACTCATACAGGTGAGATCACTCGTACTTGATAAGTCAATACCTGCATAGCAATCCATGTCCCGGAATTGCTCGAAATCAAGATTGGCAGAAGCGTTAAGGATGTAGTGATCCGGTATCCAAACAGTTTCCGCATCACACCACATATTGATATTCTTCGTTTTGATTCCAACTTCTTCTGAAGGAGAATTTATTGCCTTTTGAACCTGTTCCCTCAAATATTTAGGCTTTACTGTGACCCCTAAATTAGGATTACTCTTGCCCCACACTTTTTCATTTTTCCAATCATCCCCTTCATCTAAAGCATAAATCAAAGCAAAAAGGGTATCATCTTCTTTCAAGCCCTTCAACACTTCCGTACACATTTCACGAAACTGGTAGCATGGACCCAATTTATCAAAACCGGCGGTAGTGATAATGATACTCATCGGATCATCACGCATACCCTGCCCGGATTGGAGTACATCTTTCAAACCTGAATTTTTAGCCGCATGGTATTCATCAAGTAAAAACATAGACGGATTAGGGCCATCTAATTTGCTGGAATCAGCGGCAAGCACTTTCAAAAACGACAATGTTTTATCGAAGTTTATTTGATCGCGGAAAGACACAAGATACCGATGCTTAGGATCAAGCCCGGATACAAAGTTACGGCACATTGTAAAACTAACCTTTGCCTGATCTTTACTGTTAGCCGCCAAGTAGACTTCCGCAGCCGACTCGCCATCGGCGATAAGATGATATAGACAAAGTGCAGCCGCAAAAGCCGACTTGCCATTTTTACGGGCCATCTCAATGTATACAGATGAAACCAACCTGCACCAAGAGCCATCCTCATCTTTTTTATAGAATCCGTAGATACTTGCTACTGCAAACTCTTGCCAAGGCAGTAACGTAAACGATTTTCCGGCATGACGACCGGTGTAATGCCTCAACAAAGAAATAAATTCAATAGCATAATCCGCCCGATTCTCTCTAAAATCTATATCATCCCGTTCAAAAAGAACATAAAACCGTTCGACGGCCTGCTTAATAAACTCTCCCACTACAATCTTGCCATCTCTAACATCAGCGGCATATTGATAGTATCCTTTCATCGTCTCTCACAGGCCCCTTTCTTTAAAAATTGGTCTAAAGGAGAATCATTTTTATCTTCTGATTTCATAGCCTTAATATTTCCACGGCTTTTAATAGTCAAACCATACTCTGTCATGATTTTCATTACCTGAGCATAGTTTTTAGTGGCAATATTTTGAGCCGGATTAGCTGCTTTTTCGTATTTTATCTCAATAACGGGGCCTTCTTTAAGCAGGATATCAGTTGCCTGCATATACATCTCGTAGCTGGTTGCAAGCATTCTAATAGCTCCGAGATCAATATTCTGAATAGCTTTTCTAGCATTTAGCTCTTTTACCACATCCTTTATAAACTTCTGTGTTTCATCGGATAAATTATCGGGCATTACAAATTTCACCATATTCTGTTTTTTATAATAACCACATGAATGTCCGACAAATAAAACGTTAATGCTTTAACAAATTCAAAATTTGAAAAAATTCCGTGCGTGTGAAGAAGGGTTGGGCGAGGTTTCGGAAGTCGATTTGCTCAAAATTCAACCCCATACCCGTGGAATAATGTTAATTCGATTTTAACACATTGTTTCACGAAAACACTGCCGTGGAACATAGCAGACTGCGTTTTAACATATAGTTCCACGAAAAGTGGAACAAAAAAGCCCCACCTTTACAGATGGGGCCACAAACTATTGCTTAGTTATCGTCAAAAAACAAAAGCAGCAGCTTGACTTATCTTCTTACCTATATCGGTCAATGCACCGGCCAAGGTTTTTAACTCAGCATCATTAAACCGAATGGGCTTCCCGTTGACAATACTTCCATTTAAACGTTGGTAAAACCACTGGGGAGACCTCTTAAAATATGTTTTGGCTAATGCTGAAACAGAGATAAACGGCAACACCGATTCCAACTTCTCTCTTAGTAATATTTCATCCGCTTCTTTGTTGGTGTCCTTGATGCATTCTATCAAACCTTCCGCAAACTGATCCATATCTTGATCCGCCAAAGCTTTCATCTCTTTGTCTACTGCCTCAATCTCCGCTTCGGTATTAGCATTGGCAAAGCGTTCCTTTAGTCTTTCTATATCTGTCTTCATAACTTCTTTATTTAGCCTCCCTGTCTTTCAAGGGAGGCGGTTGACAACTTACATTTCCTTTAACTTTTTCGTTAATAACTCGATTTGATAATCAAGCTCTTGTTTATAATGCCCTCTGTCCTGTAGCTCTTTGTAGTAGCGAAGGTAGAACAGCAAATCCTTCTCTAACTTTATCCGTTCTTTACTTACCGGTTTTTCTCCCATATGGCTTTTGTTTTTTGACACTACAAATATAATAACATTATTGTTATTAAGCAAATATTCCAATAACTTTTTTGTTATTATTTTGAGTTATGTATATTCTGATGGCATTGCTTACAAAGGCTCATTAAGTTGTCATAATCGTATGCTAATGATTTACGCTGTAAAGGATCATTCGTAGTCATGAATGATACGATATGATGAACATCCTCAGCCGGTGTAGCCAATCCCTTTTGCCAGCATACCTCACATAGAGGGTTATTCACCATCTTCCATGCTCGAAGCTTGCGCCATCGCTCTGAATTATATATCTTACGACGGGCATCATCATACATATTATTGCTCTTCTGTTCCCTCTTTTTGGGTTTGTAAATAGTCGGCATATGGTATTTCTCTTAATTGTTTAGAATCTTGAATTATCTGAAATGCTATCATTTTGTAACGATAGCAAAAGTGTTTTATAATATCCTCTTCCGATTCTAACAGGCTGGCCTCAACATCTTGAATGACATAAAGCACCGTGTCCTGAAAGATGTCCTCACGAGATAGTGAGCCATGAAACGTATCGAATTCGACACAACAAAGCGATCGAAGCTTAAGATAATTCTTTCCGATTGCTTCGGCCACCTTAGGATAATAACTATTTCGCTTGTACCTGTTTCTCATTTAGAATCAGATTACCGGAATCATCCGTTATTTCCCTCAAACTGCGCGCAACCATGCTCCTGATTACAACTGACATATTGACTCCCATTTTCTCAGATACCTCTTTCAATAGCATCCACGTATGTTCATCAAATCGGACTGACCTTCTTTTGTTTCCCATTCCAATACGACTTATTAATCCTCTAAAACATATCAATAATTATAATTCGCCCGCTTAGGCTGATCAAGCCGGCGGCTATCCGTCAGCCGTGACAACTCTTCCTCCTTCCGGTGTATAGAAACCGTCAGGTTATTACGGATATCCGAAAGACGCAGCCACTCTTCCAAGGGAGTGTCTTTAGCTCCCAGCTTTTCATTGATCCGGTCTAACTCTTCACTGCTGCGATTAATTTGACTACGAATACACAGTATCCGATCCTGCCTGGTTTGAAATCCACCCAGACCATTACTATCTATCGTTGTTTCCATTGCTGTATTGTCACTAATTAAACTTTGGGATATACATCCATAAGTCATTATCGGATACATCACAACAGTAATCATCCGCATCTGCTGTGTCCCACACATGGTAATGTTTGTTGTAAACCAATATTTCGGGTTCATAATGTCCTTTGGCGGAAGCTATGACTAACACTGGTTCGCTCTGCTCTGATATATCATCCTCGTCCACAAATGGAAGTCGGTCTTTAGCCTTTATCCACGGAGATTGCTCTGCCTGCCAATTTGCGCCTTGCACAAAACCTACTTGAAAGGTATCTTTAACGCTGTAACCGTGGTTATCTTCCATTCCCCACACTTCACATAATTCTTTTGCTTTTTCTTGAGCTGTCTGTTTCATATTCATATCAATTATAGCTAATTAGTTGCTGTCCATATTAATAAAATCGATCTCGTTTACAGCCTTTAGAACTCTTAGAATGTCTTCTTGAAAATCTATAACCTGTTGATCACGAATTTTCTTCTTTATTTCAATCAAGGAAAGTTCCTGTATTCTTATCAGAGCCGGAATATCGTATACCAACTCAATCATTATTTCTTTCTTTTTCTTCATATCTTTTTATGTTATTGGTTAATATTCTCCGTCCGATGCACTCTTACTTCATTGTACCAGTTCCCTTTATATTCGCGGGCTTCAACGGTAAAGTTAACTCTGATCTTGTCTCCTACTTTGGGAGGGTTCTCAACAGGACCATCGAAACTGCAAACGGAAAAGCGCATCTTGCTGTGATAACGTTCGCTGGTTTCCATGATGTACTCTCTCTTCTCCCAGTCTTTACCATCCCTGGTAACTCCACCGGTGGATGGCAGCTCCACCAAAATTTTGCCTTCTGCTTCACATTTCATATATTCAGTTTTTAAATTATAATTTATCAGCCCTTATAAGTCGGTTCCCGACAACCCTGCGGGCTGTATAGGACAAGTTGCCGAAAAGTGTTAAATTTTAGATTTTAAAAACGTAATCACTTAATTTTCAACATTTTAATTGCGCACCATAAGGTGCTTTTTGTATTTACAGATAAAATGCTGATTTTCAATATGTTATATTTTTCTGCAAATGAGCGTAAATATCCCTGTCTGGTAGCCTGATAAAAGTTTGTCCTTAAATTCACGCTCCATGTCACCGATTTCCTCCACGTACTTCTCACGCTCTTCCGGCCAGCTACGGGCAAAATTGCGTATAGTCTCCCATTGCTTTTTAGTCAGCTTACCCGAAAGATAAAGCTTCTTGTAACGCTCCTTGTACCGGGTAACTCCTATCCGGTATATCTCCCTGGCCCTTTCAAGCTGGGACACCTTTACGCCCTTGGCCGCAGACAGTTCTCTGGTAAAGCATATTTCTGACCAGTCCTTATAGAATATACGGCCGATCCTCGACAAGAAGAGGTTGTCCGTTAGCTCCATCAATGAAACAGACTGGTGCTTGTATATCGTTTCGATACGAAGAATGTTAGCCCCGACATTCCGTCCTTTCTCCCCGGCCTCAAAGCTCTTATCATAGACCTTCAGGATCTTCCGGAAATACTTGCTTTTCTCCGTTGTCTGTTGCTTGAACGCCGAATAGTTGGCATCGTTCCAAAGGAGCTTTCCTGAGACTTCATACATCTGTTTAATGTAAGAATCGGCAGGAAGGGACATCTTCATTGTGATACCTATCTCGTAATACGTTACCACGGCATTCTCAATACGGACACATAGCCTCAACAGCAGCTCTTTGATTGTCCTTACAGCTATTGCAAAGGTTATCGGGCGGCTGTTATCCAGTTTCCCGGTCTTTCCCTTGGAGTAAAGCTTGCAAATGGAACATGTGCACCGTAACCTGTTACCGCGAACCTCAATGAAACAACCATCAAAGTTGGCGTAAGCGGTAGACTTGTAATAGACTTCATCGCCCTCCGTACACTCCTCCAAATAATTTCGTAAAACGATCGTCTCAATATCCGCCGTGTCAATCGTTGCCTTTATGGTTATCTTGTCGAACATCTCTTCTTCTCTATAAAATACTCACACATTCTAAGGCCGGTTGATCGCCCACAGTCATGTATCGGGCAATACACCATGAAATTCTCAACCGGGCCGGCGCGTCTGCATTGCCGGCAATCACACTTTACTTTCTGCCTGATTTCCTCTTCTTTTCCCTTATTCTTATTCATCGCCTTGCTTTTTGATAGGTTGACGCTTTCAAAGACTTACACCTTCTGCATTCAGAACTGAAGGTGGAATAAACCTTCTCTCCCCGATTTAAAGTTCTGGGGTAGAACCGGTGAAGATAGTACCACTCGCCACAGATGGAACACCGTTTCATTAAACGACCGTCGGGGGAAGTACGGTAATTGTTTCTTTCCCGTCGATGGACCAACCGGCAATTTATACACTCTTCGTCCGTAAGTTTATACCGCCTGCAATGGGATAAAGACTTCTTTCCGCATTTGGCGAATGCCTTGCAATCAATACGCGGGATGGTTTGGGGGATATTCATAGGGCATTATCCAATAAGTCAAACAACGTCGGCGCACCCACTTCCATCTCCGCTTCACACAAGTACGAAAGACTGTCCTTCCAATAGTCGTAATTCAGTTCAGTGGAAAGACCTCTACGCCCTAATTTGATGGCACAATAAGGAACGGTACCAATGCCGCCGAAGGGATCAAATATCAAATCATTCTTATTTGAATAACGTTCAATCAATCTTTCAACAATATCCAATTGAAGAGGACAAATATGGTTCTGCCGTTTCTTCTGTGACTGTTTGGTATTTAATGTCCGCATTCGGGTGACATCATCCCATATCCAAGGCTTCTTGCTTACAGGGTCAACGGCCATAAAAGTTTTAGGTAGTTTATTATAAGCTTCCAACTCTTCGGCAAATGCAACATGTTCCTCATATCTGTAGATATGTTCACGTTCGTAGTTTCTGAACAAATGACGTATCTTGTCAATGCCGATACCTTTCATATCCTCGTAGCTCAACAAGGTATCACCCGATGATTTCCAGCTTGCATGGGCATCTATCTGCCAACGGGCAAGAGAATATTCCTTCTTATCCTTGGTGACGGGCAAATCGGCATAGGCCCGGGAGGTATCAGAAGGCAGCTTTCTGAAAAGCAGAACATACTCCGGACAACCAACACCCATCTTTGAACCGTCCTTGCACATCTCGGTATAACCGAGGCGATAGGTCTGGTTATTTTCCCTTACCACATCTGTATCAACCGTAATACGCCCCATATAACGGAATCCGTGTTTCATGTAATGAAATACGGTCATTTCACTGAACGGATCAATCGTTGGCATACCGTCACCCGTAGCGTTACCGAACAATACACGGTCTTTCACATGGATACAGGCCAAGCGGCCAGGTTTAAGGATACGCATCAGTTCCGGCGTCAAATAATCCATCTGCTCAAAGAACTTATCGTTGTTTTCATTATGTCCGAAATCGTTGTAGGTCGGCGTGTATTCGTAATGATTGGAAAAAGGGATGCTGGTTACAACCAAATCCACCGAATTGCTTTCCATCTTCCGGCATTCCAGAACATTATCGTTATTGATCGCTTTCCACAGCTTACCGGACTTATCTTCCCGGCTGGCGAACATCCAGCGCATCATCTTCTCCTCTGCCTGCAAACCGAACAAACCGTTCTCGCGGACGATATCGGTCATCTTGGCTACCATCTCCTTATGTTGCATCCATTTCCGCATGAAGCTTTTGTATATCTCGCCCTCGCTTTCGGCATACACTAAATACAAGTCAACAGGGTATTTCTGCATGAAACGGTATATACGGGCTATCGCCTGGAACTTGTCATTGAAACGGTAGTCGATGAACATGATTGCCTTATGGCAGTGGTACTGGAAGTTCAAACCCTCACCAAGCATTTCAGGTTTAGCAGCCAAATACTTCAACCGACCATCTTTGAAATCGGCAATCACCTCGTCCGCCTCTTCATCATCCTGGGAACCATAGACAGCTTTACATCCAGGAATAGACTTGCAGAGTGCCTCACGTTCACTTTCAAGGTCATGCCATAAAAGGAAATGTTCATCTTTGTTTTCAGGACGACCTATGATTTCCACCACACGGGCAATCTTCGCAGCCATGTTGTCTCGGCGCTCTCTTGCTGCATCAGCCAAACCTAATGCCGCTTCACGAAACATTTTAACCTGTCCGTCACGGTCTGTGCCGGCAGTGGAGTTGTCAACGCTAACCACTTCTTCATGCACCCGCAGTTCCGGCAATTCATAGCCGATATCGGGATAGCCTAAATCAGATGGTTTAGTGAGGAATAATGCCCATGTAGACACCCATAACCAAAACTCTTTCTCTTTATGTGGGTAAAGGGTAAGATTATTCACTTTGGTACTGTCACGCTGAAAGAATCTTGTAAGCGCCTGCCCAGTATCCATCACACCGAGATAGCCGGCATAGTGTATCAGTTCCTTATATCTGTTGGGCGATGGTGTAGCCGTAGCGACAAATCGGTACGGGACACCGGAAAACAATGGAAGGAACTCTTGATAAGTCTTCGTGCCATAACCACGTAATACGCTGGCTTCATCCAAAGAGGTTACAGTGAAATAGGAAGGTTCTATCCTTACCCCGTCCTCACCGTCACGGACACGCTCATAATTGGTAATCATTATATCACACTTGCAGGCTCTGACTTCACTCATGTTCTTGACATACTTAACTGTCATGTTCATGTGCTCCTTAGCTTGGGTGATAAACTCTACTACTACACGCTTAGGACAAACGATAAGAGCTTTACCGAAATACTGATTGATTATAACTCTGCATATCTCCAGCTGGGCAACGGTCTTCTGCATGCCGAAGCTGGAAAATATGGCACGACAACCACCGGCCACCGCCCAACGAACGGTATCTTTCACATGGGGGTATAAGGACGAAGTCAGTTCTTCCGCTTTGACTTCAAACCCGGTTTGATGGCTAATGGCCATCTTATCTTTTAGAAAATCTATATATTCTTTCATTATTCCATATTTTGGGGTTCCCAATCAGCCGGCACCTTGGCCCACTCTCTAAATGACTTGTCGAAGCCATCCAAATCGCCAAACATATCCATCTTGGATTTATCCGTAGTTACAAGTGTGGCGAACTCTCTGAAATAGCGGTCAGCACATTTCACAAAGTCGTTATGCAGCTTCTTCAGGTTTCCAAGTAACAGACCCTTGGCCAACATAACATCGGATGCTTCCTCTATCAGGCTGTTTGCCTCGCAATTCAACAGATGCGCGGCTGAGAGGAGCATATTCATTCTGTCTATACTGCCATCTTTTACGGCTGTTTCAATTAATTGTTTCTTTGGTTTCATAATCATATTTTCTTTGTTGATTTCCTGCATCTAAGCAGGGTTGATTTTATGATGATCGCCCTATCTGTCAAGATGGTGGATTCATCCGAACGATGCAGCAATGTGCGCTTCTTAATTCCTATGTCGTTTTCATCCAGATGCTCAAAAATGGCACTGAGAGAACCGAAGTAGTAATTCTTCTTTTTGAAGATCAAATACACATGTATCACTTTCATATTTTCAAAAGTTCCATATATGTCATATTTGGCGTATCTGCTTCTCTTCTTTCAGACGTTTAACCTCGCCCTGATAATACTTGATCATGGCACTGTACTCAAAGTCGGAGATCTTATTTGTCTGATTCTTCATGGATTCAAGCAACAGAACCGCAGGTTCACCGTATTTCAATATCAGACCACGGCGATAACCCTGCATGTTGCCTTCATCGAAACGATTGCACGATCGGCATTGGGCATTGCAGTTCTTTTCACTGAATCGGGTGGACATGTGCTGTCTGTTTATGTAGTGCCCGCAATCCGCCTGATCCAAAGGCAAAATTCTCCCACAGGAGATGCACTGAAATGTTCCGTCTTTCCTGGCGTCACGTAAACGGATAAAGCGGCTGAACACAGTATCCAACTTGTTCTTCAGATTAGGAGACTTCTTCTTTAAATCAGTCGTTTTCTTTTTCCACATCATGCCTTTGAGTTATTAAGCGGTATTGTTCGTCACTTCGAAACCGGATGGCGTTTTCGTACCAGACATCATTGGCGGCCTGATACGCCTGTACACCGTTTATACGGTCTTCATCTATCAGCCGGGCAATAATGGCGGAACCTCTATAGGCGGTATCCCAGAACAAAGCTAAATCACCGATCCTGGGAGTCTGCTCTATATGGTCCGTTTCCTGACAGAAGAAATCTGAAAGATTCTCCGGTTCAAATGTGATTATTAACCTATTGTCTACAGCCTCAACAGAGGCATGGCGACATTCGGGAGGAATACTAAAGTTTTGTATCTTCATCTTATTGGTCCAGTTCTGATCTTGTTTTACACTAATTGTTTATCAAATCCTTTAATACATTCAAATAAATAGTGCGCAATTATGGGTTGCACCGCATTTCCTATACAATGCGTTCTGTCCACCCTATCGGGAAGTTCATTAGACTTTCCAGCAAATCGGGGTGAGGGTATTGACTGTCTTGTTCTCCATCCCGGATATACTCGTGTATATTGCCCCGATAGGTAGGGCTTCCGAAATATCGATTCTTGCATGCTCCGTTTGCTGTTGATTTCACAGGAGTAGGCAAGACAATATAACCGTTCCCGACCCTGTTGTATACCAAAGTCGGTGCCTGATAAACATTGCCATTCTGCATCATACCCGATTTCGGAAAGGTTGCATAGGACTCGTTCAAATCCCCGAATAAGGAGCATTGGGCTGTTTTCAATGATGATGTATTTAGGTCTAACCTCCCGTATAACTCGATACATTTCAGTCCATAAGCCGCTTCTTTCACCGACAATTCCGACACCTTTTCCAGCAACACTGATGTCCTGGCAAGGGAATCCACCGCTAATGATGTCAACAAATGTTGGATTTGAATACGTTTTAATATCTCTGTTGATTTCATGCTCTTCTCCAAAATTCTTTTTAATTATACTTGTTTGATAGTCTTCATACTCACAGCTCCATAAAGTTCTTATACCCGCGAAAGCTGCACCGAGACCGAAACCCTCTATGCCACTAAATAGAGAACCGTGAGTTAGTTCACTTTGCTTCATTTCTAAATTGTTTTTGAGTTTAATTCACCACGGAGGACACAGAGAACACAGAGAGTATCTTTCTCTTAAACATCTTAATAAACAAGAGATTAAAACTCTGTGTCCTCCGTGTACTCTGTGGTGAATCGTATTCATTTCTGTATAGATTTGAATTTAATAGGCGATTGAATCATAGAACTGCCGATTACGCAAATACTCCTTTACCACATCCGATGAAGTGGCACGATCACCGATACGATCATGGATGTACTGGTACTTCTCAAAACTCATACCTGAGAGGATATCATCATTCATCTCTACGTTGCCGGCATAGATGCAACCGGCAACCGTAACTATGCTTATGATGACCGTAAACAGATGCTTGGAAAGACTATTCATGTTCTTCATCGGTTCGTTTATTTTTAAGAATTGAATCAATATCACTTATTTTATAGCGACGCTTCCCGCCTATCTCAACAGGACATAAGTATCCCTTTTTGTTCCAACTCCATAAAGTACTACGATTAACACAAAGCATCTTTGCGGTTTCATTGACGGTTAAATACTCTTCATCCGACTTCATATTAGAGGCCAAAACCTCTTTGATCGTCTGTTTTATAATATGATCCGCAAACTCTTTCAAATCAGTAGATTTTATTGTTACACTTAAATTTGAATCACTACTCAGTATTTCTTTAATGCCCATTTGTTACCTCCTTTCCTCGCTGATTACCATTCAAAATGTAGTCATAAAGCCTCTGATCATCTTCTATCCGGAGATATACCTGGTCTTTATTGGTCTGCTCTATGCAGTATTTACGAAGTTCTATATCACTAAGAGATAAAGGTGGAGTAATGGTGCCTTTAGGCGTGGCGCTTTCGGGGCTGAGGCCGGATTTAGAGACACTCTCTGATTTGAGATTAAGCTCTTTTCCCGCTTCTTGCATTCCCCTTGCTAAGAGATGTACTGGAATGCCGTAGAACTTACAAATATCCTCCAAGCAGTCACGGAGACTCCGTGTGCTATCTAAATCCAGAGGACAGAGGCTGGATTTAGATGCGTTCTCTGAGTCGGGGCTAAGATCTTTCTTCGATTCACCGATATACTTCACTAACAGATGCTTTAAACTACTATAGGTTCCATATATATCATTCCGACTTTCTTTTGCGGATTCGTCGATTAAGTTCCTTATATTGCAACATTGCCAAATGACAGCCAATCCAAGTACCAGCACGAGGGCGGCGATTAATACTAAAAAGATAATTGTTCCTGTAGTCATTGTTAGTTCTCCTTATTTTTTAATTTTATGATACTTATTTTTCTAACTAAAGGGTGCGCTCTCATGAATAAGTTAAAATGTCACTTAAAACTTTTGAAAAAAAATGATGTAGAGCACCCTGATTATTGCTATTTTTGCATTGTCACTTAAAATTTTATAGTTATGATTACCTTAATTACACCCAAATTAAAAGATGATCTTTTGGCCGACCTGATGTCTGTAAAAAGCATGAATGTTGAAAATAATATCCACACCTGCGCTAAAGATTTCGACACAACCCCGGATATAGTGGAAGCAATATACGATCAATTCCAAGAGATGGGATTGCTCAAACAGACCAAGTTCCTGGGAGGAACTATATTCTTTCAATTGAATGCAAAGGCACATGACTTCTATTCTCATGGCGGCTTTATGGCCCAAGAAGAAATGCTAAAGGCCAATATTCAAAAATTAAGTAATGAACTGGACCTTCTTGCCAAACAACTTTCCCCAGACCTTCTTGAAAAAGCATCCAGTATTAGCGCCATTGGAGCCAATATCATTGCCGCTCTCGCTTTTTTCAAGACCTAAAAGAAATTTCTCTAATTTCTTTATCGGATCCAAAGACGCCATGTACACCTTTGGATCCATCTTATCTTTGTATATCTCTTTACCATCTACCCAAATAGATCGAGATACCGACAATAGCTCTCTACTACATGCAGATTCTCTACTATCCCTACAATTGTGAGATATCACAATATGAATATTTGTGGTATTCGTAACTTCTTCCATGATCTTTCTTACTTGTTTTTAATTATTACTCAAATTCTATTGATTCACCTCCCTGGTAATGATCCGCGAAACATACCGGACATACTGTTATCATTTTGGTACCGGGACGTCCGGATATGATAGCCTCAACTTCGATACTGATACCTTCGCCCGGTTCTATTTCGGTTCTGCAATCTTCGCAATGAAGATGATCGGGAGGGCATTTGCACAGATCAGGACAGAGGCGGCAATTGCCGATACAGTTCGGTTTTTCTTCCACTGTCAATCCTCCCTATTTTAATCTCATTACTGCTGTTGTATCAATCCTGCCGGCGCTGGACACGCTAAATAGATATCCTTTCTTTTTCAAGTTATTAGCCGCATTGCGGATAGAGTACTCTTTGAAATCTTTGATGTTGATTTCAATAACTTCTTTTACGGACATGTTGGCTAATGTTCCGATCAATGATTTTTTGGTCACGAAATTTGTTGTTTCCATAATTTAATATTATAATTGTTGATTATTTCGAATTGTAATTCGTGGTTAATAGGGTTTGATATTAATCACGATGCAAATATAAAGATTATATTCTTTTATATTCATTTTATCAAAGAATATAATCTTTAATTAACACTTATTAAAAAACGCACTATGACAGTCAAAGAGAAAATCAAAGAATTCCTTGATTATAAAGGGATTTCACCGACATCAGCAGAACGAGAATTAAATTGGGGAGTTGGCGCTTTCACCAAGCCTAAAAGCATAACCGTAGATAGAGCTAAAGAATTTCTTCTTTTATACACTGATTTATCCTCTGAATGGCTATTCCGTGAAATTGGAGAAATGATCAGGCCTACAATAAATGAAACCAAAATATCACCCATCAACGTCGATGGTGAATTAACAAATACAGAAATGGAAAAAGAAATCAAGAGATTAAGAGCATCGATAGACGCTCTCATCGAAAAGAATGAAAGGTTAGAGGCTGAATTAGCCAAGTATAAAGAAAAAGAAAGTCTGAATAAAGGACTTGCAAGCTAACACTCATACCTAATATTGATAACAAAATTATAAAAAAGAACCAAACCTAACGCCTATGGGTGGGAGGGTGGATATTAATTAATCAATGCTAAAACCTCAAGATATGGAATGGATTATTATGGGATTACTCGTTTTTATTGTTGCCGTAATATTGATTTTGAAAAGTGATTGGCAGAACGAAAAAGATAAAATTCTGAAATCTCAAGAGCATATATCACGGCGAAACGAATTAACCGAATCTCAGCAATATTATATCGGAGATAAATGCATCGGTCTATCAGCACGTAAGGGATACGGTAAATTTCCAATAGCTGGGGCGTATTACAGAGATCTTCCAATTACCATGGTAGGAAAGTTTAACGGTTATGCAATTGCGCAAACTGACAATGAATATGATCAATATGCAATAGCAGTATACAACGATGCTGGAATCCATATAGGTTTCTTGCCTAGAGGGAACAAAAAGCAACATTCCTATATTATTGATGAAGGGGAAGATAAACGAGTTCACGCTTATGGTTATCTAGCGTGGCACGGATCAGGAATGTATGGAGAGGTGTGTGTCGAAACAGACAAGAATGCAGTCACAAAAAGGAATAAACCGTATATCACAGATTAACCGTCACGGATAAATGTAAATAACCGTAATAGCAACAACATTAAGACTATAAACACATGAATATGGAATTGAAAGATTTTATAAAAGGGACTACAGTGGTTGAGGGTAATAGGGTTTGGCATCTGGAGACTTTCCTGTTTTCACGAACTGATACATAAGATCAGCTAATGCGATAGGAGTACCTTTTATACCATGCTCGTTCCCTTTAAACCAACTGAAGCATTCTACGGACAACTCTATACACCGAATACGTAATTCTTCGTCTGACATAATTAATAAAGTTTTTAAGTGAATATACAATATAACCGCTGCGTTGTCGGACAAATTAACTAATATAGTTATTAACCTAAATACACTACAAATGAAAATGCAAAAGAGCCCTTAAAAAATATTTTTAACCCGCGGTAATGTAATATGGCTCAATTACAATCCCGCATAAACAATCAAAAACTATGAATAAAAATCTGAAGAACAAACTGTATGTGATAATCTTCACATCACTACTATTCTACTCCTGTGGAGAAAATAATGTAATTGCTTCTTTTGATCACTCAACTAAACCGGAGAGTTTTAAAGACATTTCTTATAAAATCCCCGTCTCGGATGCTGTCTTCACAGTCCTCGATGTGATTAACTCTACAAAAGGAAATACGCGGAGTGCTTCTTCGGCGGAAATCGAAAACATCGAGGTTGTAAAAACGACACCAGCAATAACCCGTTCATTGAAAGCACATTCATTAAGTAGCGATACATTGCTATACATTATCAATTTTAAAGATGGAGGCTTTGGAGTAGCAGCAGCAGATAGCAGAACCGCACCTATTTATGCATACTCAGATAAAGGACGCTTTAACTTAAAAGACACATGCCAGGTTCTTGCTTTAAAGATGTTCATAAAAAGTGCTATACACACTATTTTATATGATATCAATAATCAAGGAAATAATCCGAGATTCGCTGCCCCCCCGAAACCAGAAATGAATTACTAG